TCGGTGTGATAATGTCGTTGATCGTTCATTGTAACCTCCGAATTGAATGTGTTGATTATAGCATATAATCAAGCAGAATAGGCATTTTTTAATGTTTGAATAAGGTGCATGTTACCATGAAAGTATCCGGCAACAATCACACAGAGGGTGAAGAATATCACCCCCAGAAACATTAAAACGGGAATCACATAATTATCCCGCATCATATTATTTCATGTAAAGATATCCACCTGCCCAGTCACAATTCTCCAGGACAAACTCACGATCCTTAATCAATCGCAAATCGAAACGTACACCTTTGGCAGGTGACTTGAACGATGCTGCCTTGTAAAGTTCACCAGTTTTCTTATCAACGAAGGCATGAACAGCACGACCACCGCTGGTGTCAGTTTGCATGATTTTAAGATACTTTCGACCTTCTTCAATGGTGAACTTGTAGTGGTCACCATTGCGGATCTCTTCAATACGCTTCTCACAAACTTTGTTCATGATTTCACGGTTGCCAGTCTCATTAGCAGCGGCAAACTTCTGGCGACGGATGGCAGTCTCAATAAAATCGTGCTCCAGTGCATCACAGAGCATCAGAGTCCACTCGCGCACATTCAACTGAATGGTGTTGCGTGCATCCTGCTGGGCAACGTAGTCTGCGAAAGAGGTTGTCATGGGGTCGTCCCTTGATTACAAATGTATTATAGGGCATCCTGGTGCCCTGTGAAGCGGTAGTGGACAGTTCCTATGCTGTCCTACGGATGGGTCGGTCGAATCCTTCGATGCGATAACCTTCTCTCATTGCATGAATGATGATGTTATCGTATGAATGTGACCTCAGTGGTATGTTTCTGTGCAGAAGAAAGTCTTCACAATCTTCTGCCAGTGCTTCTTTCTCTTCATGAGAAAGTTTTTCTAAATCGATCATACTGCCAGGGCTCCCTCTGGAATATCTATAACCTGTGCGAAAGTATCACTCCAGGTTTTAGTATCATAACAGAACCATTCACCATCTTTGAAAACATAACCAAATTCTTCACCATCGTTAATAAACTCAGTGATAGATTCATCCAAACGTGGAGGACAATCTTCTCCACGAGCAGCATAAGTTTCGGGACCGTATTTTTTACCGTCAGTACGTTCCTCTCCCCATACAGTATCAGTCCAGCAGGATGACATATCACCACCATCAATCAGGTCAATAACTTGACTCTTTGTGGTGTAATGTGTGTTCAGGATGCGACCTAACCACTGAGGATAACCGTCCCAGTGGTGATAAACAGAAATGATAGCGTTTCCAACTTGAAGACCAATTCGTGCTCGGGTTGCCATGATGAAGAAGAAAAAAAGAGTTGAAGAATGAACTTTAGTGATTTACCAGATTTCAGTGAAACGTTTGTGAGTTGCTTTGGTCATTCTACCTTCTTTGAGCATGTTATCACAAACCCGGCAGAATACTTCAAACTTTTCTGTACGAGTCAAAGTGTCTGCATACTCACATTTTTTCATGATGTTGAGCATGTATGCCTTGGAAGTAATCATCAGTCGAGAGGAGAAATGTCGTAGGATGTGAAGTTAGGGTATTGTTTTTCAACCCATTTGGATAACTTTGTGTTCTGTGCTTTGACTCCTTTGGATGTTTTTGGTTTGGTGGGCATTACCTTGAGGAATGATAATGATCCCTCATCCGTTGTCACTTGAATCTTATAGGTGGCAGTGGTGGTTTGCATGTCCTCCCTTGATTACCTTTGTATTATAGGGCATCCTGGTGCCCTGGCAACGACTGGTGGACAGTTCATAAACTGGTCAGAAGTCCAGATAACCTTCGATGGCTTTGTTGATAGACTCCGACAGAAGTGACGGAGGTTCAGTAACATCGAACTCACCCAGATCACACTCGTAATAGTCACCGAGTTTGAGTTCAATCATAGCACCGTCAGCACCTTCCTGATAGAGAGATCGTGCCTTTTCATCTTCAACAATCACCACACGACGTGCCGTGAGATCAATCACCATCATGTAATCGAAAGTTTTACTTTGACGGAAATCTTCGACAGTCTTCTTCTCACTCAAGAAAGATTTGACTTTGAATTTTTTAGTGGCATGAATGTCCTTACGTTTGTAGAACAAATTCTTACCCATCTTCAGTTCAATCTTCTCATCACCGAAGAGAAAATCATAACCAGTTTGATCAACACGGATCAAATCAGAAAACTTTGCGATTGCCTTTTCTACGGCAGTTGCACGGGCAAAGTTATCAGCATTGGAGGAGAATCCTTTGTCATTGTAAAGAGAATCAACTACACCGAAGATTTTGCCCCAGTCAGTTTTTGTTTCGAGAGAATCAATCAGATGCATGACTTAAATTCCTTTGACTCTTTTAATATACATGTTTTATAGTGCTTTGGGGAGAATAGTGGACAGTTACTTAATTGGTTTTTTGATGTTCAATTATGACTTTCATTCCTTGAAATCCATGTTCATCAATATAAGGAATAAATTGTGGTTTCATAGAGTCTTGCCATGTAATATGTAATTCCATTCTTTTCTGCGCCACTACAGTATTTCCTTTTGATTTATCTTTACCAAAACCACAAGAAAATGATTTTTCTTTGATACGAAGAACAGAATGATAACCTGACATAATAAATCAACGACGAACGACAGAATCAAGCATCTCACCTTTCTCAAAGACGGTATCAATCACCGTCTGCAATCCACGCTGAGTGGACACACCAACGTTGGAATACACCGGAACAACACAGAACCCATAAGTCTTGTCATTGCCACCTTTACGGAGCACACGACCCACAGTCTGAGTCATTTCAATCACATCCATGTTACGCATGAAGATGACTGCTTCCAGTTGACTGACGTTGATACCTTCGGACAGAATCGAACGGTGGAGAACAACAAACTTTTTGTCAGGATCTTTACCCCAAGCGTTCAGAGTCTCAAAGAACTTCTCACGGGAAACTTTCTCACCATCAATAACAGCACCAGTCTTGGCAGTGATATACAGATAAGAGTAACCACGTTTCTCCAACTGATAGGCAAATTCGGTTTGGAAGATGGTAGTCAGTTGCTTGGTAGTTTTAGCACAGACCAGAACTTTTTTGATGTCAATCTCATCAATCGTGGTGAGAATGTTGTTGCTCTCAAGGTGAGGATTGATAGACTTACGATCAACTTTGTCCATCTCAATCACCTTGACTTTAGGAGGAAGAATGTAACCAGCTTCCACCAGTTCGGGTGCAGAAACGTGGCAAATCACATCACCGTAAACTTCACGATCGTTCATGCCTGGTTTAGAAATAGTGACCGAAGTCTTACGAGTGGCAGTAAAGAAATAGCAACGTTTTGCCTCTTGACTGTAGTGCTCAGTGGCAGGGAAAAAGTTACGTTTGACGCTGTTATGTGCCTCGTCAAAGTAAATCGTATCCACAGCAACATCTGCATCCACAAGACGACTCAGAGAGTTGTAAGTGGTGAAGATAAGTTGATGCTCACCAGCAGTCTTGCAGATGGAATCGTGCATCTGAATCTGCTTGACTTTGGTGGTGCTGAAGTGAGAAGTTTCACCACTGTGAACGTGCATCACATGCAGATCTTTGCGTTGGATAACTTCCAGAAACTCACTGCAAAGTTGCTCAGCAAGGAGAATACGAGGAGCAACAATCACAATGGTTTTGTGAGATGTAGCAGTGTCAAACACTCTCTTGGCGTCCATGATTGCCGTGAGAGTTTTTCCTGCTCCGGTAGGGAAAATCAGTTGACCTTTGTTGTACTCAGCCATCCGATCATTGCCACGTTGTTGATGAGGACGAAGGGTGATAGTCACAGATGTCTGATGAATATGAATATATTATGCCATGAAAAAACCACCCCGTCAAGGGGTGGTAGACAGTTCAATGACTGTCACACGAAGAAACTTTCCAGTCCCTTGTATTGTATTTGCATTGAGGTGTAATTTCTGGTATCAGTAATACTAACTTCCTTTCCTACTTTCTTGTGATTGATGGGAGCATAGTAACATTCTTTCTTGGTATCAAAGAAACCCCATATAGTCCGTACAGGATCATTAGTATAAGTGAAATGGTCGGGATGACGTAACCAGATAGAAACCACATTACGTTTGAATTGTTCAACCTCATAATGATAACCTTCAGGAGGTTCATGAGGAAATGATGAAGGAAGTTTCATTCAATCGTCATACATACGACATTCATCTGCCTCGGGCATTACCTCACAGAAGAGTTCAAGTGCGGTAGGATCGTGATGATCACCATCTGCAATTTCTTTCTTGTGATTCTCTACATAGACCTCAAGTTCATGAAGTTCTTCTTCGATGTGACGACGTTGTTGTGGTGAAGTTGTAGGATCTTCAAGGATCTTTTTATCAACTTCAATGTGCTTTTCGACGCTTTCCATTGTAGTTTGACCTTTTGTGATTGTATTTATCAGTAACGTTTCGGAAATTTGATTACATCATCACTATCATTGTCTGGTGATGTAAATGAAATAGTATCATCTGATGCAGACATGAAACTTTCTCCATAAGGATGTTCATCTAAACCAGAAGTCATAAAACTAAGGTCTCGATGTCCTCCAATAAGATCCAAAACATCTTCTGCCTGTCTTTTACAGACATCATGATATTGAATTTCTTTTTTGAGAGTTTTTACAATCGTTTCATGAATTTCTGTAGGTGTTGCCTCAGTTTGAAGTGCATCTTGAAGAAATTCACTCAGTTTTTCAAGTGAATAGTTTTTGTAATCATAATCATTAGTCACTGAGTTCCTCCGTAGTTTTTGATTGCTTCCTGTAGCATAGTCTCGATCTCGGCACTTGTCAAGTCATTCAACCAGTTCCATTTCTGGTCTTCTCGATCCCATTCCATACTGAATGAACCATCTTCGTTCTCGTGGATTTTAAGAGAGTCAGCAGTCATAAAAAGCTCCTACATTTCCATATGATATTTGAGCCAATCTAAAAGAAGATTCAAGTCGTTTTAGGTCTTTATCGTCAATATCACTTTGTTGTAATTTTTTATATACTAAATTCATATCATCATATGACATTAAAACTGAATATTTTTTAGCATCCATTTTTGTTGAATTGTTTACGACATTTTTTTAATTCTTTAAGTTCATCCTTAATCATTTGGTAGGCATCTTCAGTAGTAATTTTGTTTGCCATTTCCATGGCGGTGACAATCTCTATTCTCGTACCAAAATGTTGTAATGCTCTTTCAAAGCAATCTAATTCTTCGTACATAATTAACCCTCATCGTCCTTTCTTTTTGGTAATTGTTGTTCCATAGGAGTCAATCCAATATTTTTAACAGTTTCTTGCTGTTTCATGAACAATTTGATCCAGCATCGAGCCATATCTTTAAGAACACCAATATCATCGCACTCTTCAATTTGACGCGACAATTTTTCATATTCAAATAGTTTGGCAGTGCTTTGTAACACTATCTCGTTTGGATCAAATTGACTCATTTTAGTTCTCCTCTTTTAAGAAACAAATAGAATTGAATTTGCCATTATATCCTTTGATGGATATCTTTGTATGTGCAGTATGAACTTCAGTTTTCTCTACCGTATATTTTTCTCCTCTTTTGAGTACACTATCGGGATTATCATTGTTTCCCCAGTTAATCTGCTCCCTACAGCAACCAATATAGGTTACTTCATCTCCGTCATGAATACGTGGAATGTGCATCGTACTTTCTAAGTGATTTGAGATAGTTTAACACGTTTTCACGAACCCACATGAGTTCATGATAACATTTTTGATTGTGAGCACACTGACGCAATGCAGGGTCAGGTTTATGAACAGATTCAATGAAGATGTCCAATCCTCGATTCCATTTTACATCACCCGGTTCGTTGTCTTCGATTCCGTTTTGATCTCTCATTTTTGATCCCCTTTTTAATAAAGTTCAGTGCTGAATCGTAAGTGCGTGTCTGTTTGACTACACTTCCATTATGTATAATGCTAAACTTTTTACCACATGGAACTGCCGCCCACATACCGTCATTTGTTACATAACCCAAAGGATTACCTGGGTTTGGTTCAAGTAATCCTGGTTGTGGAACATGTGGTTTTAGAAACTTATTCATAATCCATTACATGACTTTGTAATAAATTTTCAATGTATTGGTTGATGGGTGTTCTAATTTCTGCACCCATCTTTACAAGATTCCAATAAGTTTCCTCATCAAGTTCAATGCAGACTTGCATTTTTTCATCAAAAAACTTAGACATCAGAACTTTGCATTTACACTTACAACAGTTGCATTAGGATTCCGTGCTAGTGCTACATCACGGGCTTCATCATAGTTTGCGGCACGAACAGTTTCATAGAAAACACGACCCGCAACATAGAGTTTGACTTCACAGAGCATGGGGGTTGTCCCTTGATTACCTTCATATAATAACTCATACAGGATCACCCGTCAACGTCTAGTGGACAGTTCAATTATTGTCCGGTTGAATCCATCCCCAACTTGTGGCAAGATATTTAACACCACCAAGTGGTGGATTTCCTCTGTGAACATGTGTATATCCACAAGGAAATATTAACACATCACCGGTCACAGGTTTCTCCATTAGTCCTTGATGTAAGAATTGAGTTTCCCCTCCTTCAAAATCATCATTCAAATAGACCTGAACAACAAAATATCTTTGAGAAGTACCATACGAAGCGTTCTCGAAGTGCCAATTATGAAATCCTCCACCTTCTGGTATTTTCTTTAACTTGACATCTGTGAGTAAAAAACGATTATCTCCCAATAATGTAAAAGTTTCAAGGTAATTATCTACACATCCTTGTAGATTTGATAATATTTCTCCTGCAAGTCGATGATTTGAAACTAAATTTACATCATAATAATCTTGATTAAGATTATATACTCCACAAGTTTCTTTATGAGATTGTTTATGAATTAATAAACTATTATTCTCAAAAAATTCTATATGTTTTATGATATCATTGCATTTCTTTTTACTAATGACATCTTTATATCTTATAATATGATTAGTAATCATAGTATTCCTATCAACCTCCACAAAGGTATTCTACTCATATTTTAGTCATTTGTCAATTATCTACTGATGATGGTTTGAAACTAAAAAACGACGTTATGGCGTATCTTCCATATCCATCAAAGTAATCAGAATCTTTAATGGTCACTTTTCGCACTCCGTGTTCCACCCATCCAGGGAATATGATCATAGAGTTATTATCACAGGGAATTTCATAATCATATTTTGGAAAATATAACTGTCCACCTTCAAATTTCCTAGGTTCCTTATAAAAATATGAAAACGCTAAAAATTGAAATCCTTTATCAGTATGTGGATCGTACTTATCACCATTATGATAATATCTGACTTTTGTAGTATCAGTATTTGATTGATTTGCCAGACAACAACAATCGCTCATATCTGCATAAACATCAAGAATACCACTTGAAAATAATTTTCGATTAACAGTCAATATATTGGACATAACTCTCCAATTAAGTCCACCTTGTCCGGTTTTATTTCGATATAGTGTATCTAACAAAATTGCCTTTGCATTGGTATATCCCTGCACACCACCATAATCTGGGACTTCTAGCAATTTTCCTGGTTTTGTGTAATAATTAAGTTCTTCCCAGATCAGTTCTAGTTCTTCTTCGTTATAAAAATTATCTACGATTGCATGTGGAAAGGGATCTTCATGCAAATTAACTTCTATACTTTCAAGTTCTTCCATGACATTTAAGCAATATATTTTATTTAGATACCTCCAGTATATCCACTTGTCGTATTACCATCAATTCTGCCGCTACCATTAATGCTTTGAATGGATGAACCTGATTTAATGACATATGCAAAACCACCATTTCCACCTTCTCCACCATTAGATTCACCATCTCGACCTTCACCATTTCCACCTTCACCACCCTGTCCATTTGAAGTATTACCTTGATCACCATCTAGTTCGGATTTGCCCTCACCACCTTCTCCACCTTCTCCGTCTTCAGCACCTGGGGCACCACCTCCTCCTCCACCACCACCGAAGGCTTCACTATCATTTTCTCCGCCTCTTCCACCTCTTCCACCTTGTCTAGAAGATCCACCCTCACCACTTGAACCTCTTCCACCACCCGGTCCATTTGGTTCACTGGTGCTTCCTCCTCTTCCTCCAGGCACTCCGGCACCACCACCTCCACCACCACCGCCTCCACGGCGTCTATCGGTCGCAGAGTCTTCTCTACCGCATCCACCACCTGCTCCACCACCTCCACCAGCACGTATCTCCCCTCCAGGCTGCACTGTTAGATTATAGAGAGTATATGCAACACCTAAACCACTGCAACCATCTCCTCCATTAGCACCTTCTACATCTTCATTACTAGAACCAGCTCCTCCATCTCCACCTCCTCCTACAATTTCACCTTCTCCACCGACATTAACCTCTAGACGTGTGTCAGACTCCCATGCTCCTCCGGTTCTTAATGCACACCTATATCGTTGATTTCTTTCACTTCCACTGGTGGTAACTTGACCCTCGACGTGTAAAATAACTCTACACCCTGAAGAACTACTTGGTCTAGTTTTATTGCCACCGGATGGTCTTATTACCACCACATCACCTGTGCCACCATTATATCTTTCCTTCCCAGTGTTAGGACGTGATTCATTATGGTAACGTACAACAATAGTTAATCTTTTATTGTAAAAATCGTTGAAAGAAATTGAACCACTAGTGGGTATTCCCTCACTAACGGGTAAATTGTTCATTTCACCAACAGTGGTGGTATGTCTAAAATTATCAAAACTAATTTGTCCATTCCCAGTTTCACCAAATACATTTTTAATATCTTGAGCTGATATTGAACCACTAGATTGAAGTTTTGATGACATCCTTTACAATACTATCCTTAAAAATATTTAGAATTTTTTGGTGAACATTACTAAAAATCCACCATTTAAATCTAAATTGTATTCTTTATTATCTAATTCAATGTAATCCATTTTTTCTATAGATGTGTTGTTAATACTACAAGCACCATCGAAACATATCAACCAACTTTTATCATCTCCTATAAAAGATTCTGTTATCAATTTTGCATCCCAATCTTGATTTGCATCATTGGTATTAAAACCATACAATTCACTATGTTCATTTGTTGTGTATATTTTATGCTCATAGATCCAATCTTTCATACAGACTAGTTTATTTCTTTCAGTATCTAATTCTTTATAATTAGATGAAAAAGGAATTCCAACCCTACCAGTTCCTCTGACACCAATATGATATAGTAAAAATCCAAGATTTTTGTGCTCTGAAATGATATTATCACCATCAGATATATTACAACATATTGAAAACTCCTCAAATTTTTTTATGTGTCTAGTATTATTCATAATTCAATCTTTCTCATTTTTAAAGGATTAATTTCTCTTTCATAATATCTTTGATGTATGATTTGCCCAACTAATTGATTTAAATCTAACTCTTCATTAGTATAAGTTTCCTTATTACTTTCTATTATTTCACTTTTTTCATATTGATCTTTAACAGAAACTATTCCATATCTTTTTACTATTGAAGAGGTAAAAGTATCCATGTTGTAACAATCTAAATTAGAACAATTTATTGCTGAAGCTTTGTGTTCATTGATTGGTTTTGATGATTTTGCGTCACAAAATCTGACAACTATTTGATTCGTATCACTCAAATATTCTTCTATCTTTATGGCAATTTTCATATAAAAATTTTCCAGTACTTTGGGTTTATATATCCGGTGGAATAATGAAGATACTCTTCTTTCAATACGATGCTTAAGTCACCAACTATTCCCAATCTCTCACCATCAAAACCAGGGACATGTTCTGTGGCGTGTTGAAGTGAAGCTGGGAATAAAACTACAGTTCCCTCTGGTGGTGATATGAAGAATGATTCGGCATTAAGTTCATTATATTCTTCAATCATTTTTAAATTATCACGTTTACCCTCCTTGTTACCCCACCATAAATTATTTTTTGAATCTGGATTTCCAAATTTTAATCTATGAGAATTGGAAGGAGTGTTTACATAATAGACAAAAGAAATATGACTGGTGGCATGAATATGCCAAGGTATTTCTCTTTGATCTCTGTGCCTTGATAACCAGGTTTTTGTTATTACAAAATCAAATAGTTCCTTATATCGAAGAACGTCATATACATAGGACTTTGCATGAGATACAATGTCTTCAAATAAAGGATTTAGTGTGTTCTCTAGATGAAGTAATGGTTTACCTACGTTTTCACTAACGGTATTATTATTTTCATCATCTTTATAATCATATTTTGGATATAATTTATAAAATTCATCTTTATATTTGAGATGATTATCAATCTCTCCGACATACACTGTTGTAGGAAATAAGTTTACTATATTATAATTCATCTATTTTGAACCACTCCCCATGAAGTAAGAATATATTTTTCTTGTCCTATTGGTGGATTTCCTCTATGTGTATGTGCATATCCTGTAGGAAATATTACAAGTCTTCCTTCAACAGCAGGAATACGTTTGTTTACATATAAAAATTCAGTTTCACCACCTTCATTAATAGTGTTCAAATATAATTGAACAACCATGGTTCTCGTGCTTGAGATGACAGTGGATGATTCATAGTGCCATTTATGAAAACCTCCTCCAGGACGTATTTTCTTTGCTTTTACATCATAAAACAAAAATCTAGAATCATCAAGTATTGAATATGTGTTTATATAATCTTCTATGAATGGATTTAGTAGTTTAAAAAACTTTTCACCCACACATGACCATGCGGCAAGATCATAATGATGATGCAAATTTACCTCTTTGTGATCTATTTGATGCTTTTTTGTGACGTTATCAAATAACAAATTATGATTCTCTAACTCATTTATCATAGAAATGAGTTTTTTACAGTCTTCTGAACTAAAAGCCTCATCATATACGGCAATGCAATCATCCATAATCAAAAAATAAAGAATTACTTACTATCTATGATACTCCCGTTTGATTCGTAGAACCATTTATTATTCCATTATTAGTTCCTATTTGGAATGTTACACCACTTGCTTTTCTAATTGCGGCACCATTGCTACCTCCTTCACCACCACGACCTCTAGCTACATTTCCTTCTCCTTCTGAACCACCACCGGCAGAATCATTTGGATCTCCTCCGTTACCACCATCTCCACCAGCACTTTCTCCACCAGATCCACCACCTCCACCGGCTCCACCATCATTTTTAGTTCCGGCATTTCCATTACTTCCATCTCCTCCCCTACCAAAAGATCCTCCACCACTACCACCTGCTCCGGCTGGTAATCCGGCACCACCACCGCCACCTCCACCACCGGAAGCATGATCTTCGGAGTTTTTATCTGGGTCAGCATATCCACCTCCACCTCCACCACCTCCGGCAAAACCGCATTGAATCTTGGAATTTGATCCTAATAAATTAACAGTCGTTCCACCTGATTGAGAACCGGTGTATTCTATACCTAAAGCACTGGTTCCATCTCCACCATCTCCACCATCTCCGCTGCCACTTCCACCATTGCCACCATTGCCACCGGCACCAAATAATCTTCCAGAACTTCCAATATCAATAAACAAATGAGTATCATTATTCCATGATCCTGTTCTCACGGCACATTTTTGTTGATTTCCTTTTTCAGAACCAATTATTTTATTGACATGTATTTTAACTGAGGATCCTTTGGTTTTACTGGGTAAAGTTTTATATCCTCCGACAACTTTTGCATTACCATTCTGAAATTCGGTTTTTGCATTTTTTCGATTTTCCTGACCACCACTATACAAATCGACAACAATATTCAATCGTTTAGTATAAAATTGACTGAATTTAATTTCACCGGATGTTGGTATACCAGTATCTAATGGTAGATTTGAAAGTCCTCCAAGATTTTCATTTGCAAAATTTGGATGGGAACTTCTGTATCTACCTAAACTTCTACCAGGATTTTGTCCAAATTCCTTTTCAATTTCTGAAAATTTAAGTTGTTGACCTGAGGATTTAATAGCCATGTGTTATCAGAAGCAGTCGTTCCAGGTTGAACCGTTCCAAACTTGAAGTTTGTTAGTGGTTATATTATAAACTGTGGCACCTGCCTCATCGGTACTGAGTACATTACCATCAGTATCTCGTAGTGCATCTCTTTGAGCGGTGGTGACTCTAGGAGGAATCATATATGCAATAGTTGCTCTTGAAGTACCATCATCAACGACATCAACGACACTAGACATATCAACGGCACATTTTGCTTCAGTTGTCATACCAACAACTAAACCATGTTGTGCTTGAATATCACCCCTAACATCTAACTCTATTTGATTAATTAATGTATCTGTCCTAATTCCAACTCTTCCATTAGAAGTAATAGTAAATCTGTCAGCAACGGTGGGACATATATTTAAATAATCAGTAGCATGTGGATTGGTTCCAATTCCTAGTTGATCTGAAATTCTGACATCTGTAAAAGTAGAAATTCCTGATGCGGCAAACACGTTACCCGTTACATTACCAGTTACATCACCAGTTACATCTCCTGTTAAAGTGGCGGTAATGGCAGAAATTGATATAGTTCCATCAATGGTTACGTTACCATTAAAATGTGCATTACCAGTGAATGTAGAAATACCCTGAACACTCAACAAGTGTTCTGGATTTGTAATTCCAATTCCCAAATTACCATCCTTAGTTAGTGACATCAACTGATTAGTTGATCCTTTATGCCAAACAAATGATGAGTCGTCAGAAGCGTTAGATGATAAGAAATAATTGATATATCCAGTATCACGATTAATAATATCAAGTGATTGTGAGGTGCTAAAGTCACCAAATCCACTGGTGGATCCATAATTTATCGATGCACTACTATTTCCAGTGCCGACACTATTTCCAATACTAATAGATGCCTTTGAAGTATCAGAAATAACTTCAAGTGTAGCATCACCAGATGCCTTTCTGATTTGTAAATCAGCAGATGGTGCCGATGTTTGAATACCAATAGAACTAAATGAACCTGCAGAACCGACTATAGTTGCGGCAGTAATAATACCTGTAGTATTAGCATTAAAACTGTTGGACAGTGTTGATGCTAGTGAGACATTACTAGTTCCATCAAATGATATGACGCTTGCCTCTAAGTCTCCGGTAATGCTAAAGTCTCTGCTATTAGACAATGATGTTGCGGTTCCGGCATTACCATCAAATGTTGTTGCAGTAATAACACCTGCTTCGGCAGTAATACCGGTGCCAACTTTGAGTGTGGTGATGGTTGATACACCAGTTGAATTAAGGTTTCCGGATACATTTCCAGTAACATCACCTGACAAATTACCATCAAATGTTGTTGCAGTAATGATACCTGCTTCGGCAGTAATACCGGTGCCAACTTTAAGTGTGGTGATAGTTGATACACCACTTGAATTTAGATTGCCAGTTACGTTTCCGGTTACATCACCTGTTAAGTTTCCATCAAATGTTGTTGCAGTAATGATACCTGCTTCGGCAGTAATACCGGTGCCAACTTTAAGTGTGGTGATGGTTGATACACCAGATACATTCAGTTGTTGTCCGGTTAAATTAGTTACTGTCGTGACACCAAGTGTAGAAATGCCACTAATCTTTAAATTTCCACTTGCTGTTACATTACCACTCGTGACACCAAATCCAGTAGAAGTTTCTGGATTACTTCCTACTTGTAGTTCAAAAGCAGTTGAATTAGTACCAATACCAAGATTTGATGTTGTTGTCAGTCCAGTAGCACCGGCAATGAATCCATCTGTTGAAATGGCAACCACTGCCTGATCACCAAAGTTTCCGGCAGAACCAGAAAAAGTTGTAGCACTAATCGTTCCAGTGCTTCCGTTGATTGTAATACTTCCTACGGTTACAATTCCGCTTACACTCGCATCCGTTGCGGTAATATGTCCAACAACCTTGGCATTTCCCCTTACATCAAGGAGTTTTTCTGGTACGGTCGTGCCAATTCCAACTCGGCCAACAGCATTGACAATGAAATTATCATTGTCAACCTGTACCCCATTCCTAAAATTAAATGACTTTATATAATTTGCCATTATGCCTTTTTAGTTATTTATCTGATAATTTTTGTTCCAGGTCATCAACCTTATCACTGAGTTCCTTGATTGCCTCAATTAAGAGAGGAACAAGTTTCTCATAACGAACACCCAAGTATCCATTATCTTTCTTTTTGGTGACTCCTGGCAGTCCAAGTGCTTCAATTTCTTGTGCAATGACACCTGTATCTTCTCCATCATGATTAGAATTTTCATTCCATTCAAAAGTATTACCACTGATGGATTTAACTTTATTTACGGCATCAGCAATAGGAGTAATATTATCTTTCAGTCTTTCATCAGAAGAATAAAATGCTATGACATCTCCGGCACACCTTACATCTTGACCAACAAATAGATCTTTGTTAATTCCGGCACCGCCATTGATAACCTGTAAAGCACCAGTAGAAGCACTACTAGAAGTGGCACTGGCACGAACAACAAGATTATCACTGATATCAACAGCATCATTGATATCAATGACTCCACCCGGTGCCGTAAGAACAAGATCACCGGAAGTTGCCTGAACTGTGTTGTTGTTAATTTGTACGTTGTCAACAGTTATATCACTTGCAGTAAGAGTTCCATCAATCGTGGTCTCATCAAGTGTAGTATCACCATCAACATCAAGATCAACACCAACAGAAAGAGTTGAACCATCAAAAGTTAAATTACTATCATCTTCAAGTTCTCCACCGCTTCCGGCAATAACAACTCTATCATTCGTAAGATCTTCTACCTTGAAAGTATTTGCTTGAGCACCTGCATTAATATCAATTAGTCCACCAAAAGTTGATGCTAAAGATACATTAACATGGTCAAGTTCAGTATGTCCATCAACATCTAAGTCACCGTTGGCATCAATGTTATTGGCAAAAGTAGCAATACCAGTGACGTTTAAAGTCTCACTGATATTAGTAATATCAAGTTCAGTTCTGCCATCGACATCAAGATCACCATCGGCATCAATGTTATTTGCAAATGTGGACACACCAGTAACATTTAAAGTCTCACTGATGTTAGTGATATCCAACTCAGTGCGACCATCGACATCTAAATCATTACCAACGTTTAAATCCTTACCAATACCAACTCCACCTTCAACAACAAGTGCTCCATCACCATCAGTCTCAGATTGAGTATCATTTTTTATCTTAACTAATCCTTTATGTCTGACATCTGAACTAAAGGTTACGGGTCCATCAAATTGTGATAGGATATTATTAGACTTTCCACCTTCGACCACAAGTCTTTCTTTAACGGTGACTTCATCAAATACGACACTTAATCGTGAAGGATCTTCACCGGCAACAGTTGGAACCGGATTATCAAATGTGGTTTCTTCACCTGTTAGTGCAGATTTTTTCTGGTTACCAATATAGAAATCACCCTTATCATTCATACCAGTATAGACAACCGATCCTGCTGCTATTTCTTGCGCCTGTGATAGGAATTCTTCTCTCTCCGTGAGTGTTCTGACCTGAACCTGTGGAAGTGCCGTAGAATAGTTACCAGGACCATATCCAAGATATTCAAATGTATGTCCAGATGCACGAAGAATAGATTGTCTGTGCAGTTCTAATGGGATTGGAGTTAACTTTCTAATTAAAGAATTTGTATCATGTGTCGTTGCCTGTGTTCCAAATACACCACGAATAACCGTAATATTTGATAAAGTACCAGTAGTTACTGCTACGGTAGAAGATGCAATTCTTAAAATTTCATCATCAATTTGAATATAACTTCCTTGTGGGAATCTGACTCCGGCACCTATTTGACTATTGAAGAGAGAAATTGATATTGACGTAGTGTCGGCATTGATCGTAGAGATAAGTTTAGCCTGTTCAAAACCGAAAAGTGGAACTCCTCTCACACTTAAATTCTCTGCATCTTTTCCGGAGTTGGCATCATTTGCAGATAGTCCGTGCTTTAGAACATAACCATTGCTAGGTATGGTTATATCACCCCTATTGAAAGTAAATACAGTTACGCTCGTTGTATTGGATACAATAAATGAACCTAAATTGTTATTACTATCGTCATTGAATTGAAACTTATTTCCTTTCTTCAGACCATGAGGATTAGTGCAGGTGACAGTTACTGTTCCACTTGAATCTGAAGTTGTTACGTCAAGTGCATTTCCAACAACAAAGACATATTGATCAGATGTAATATTGGGATCACCTGCAGTCTTTGCAATACTAATTGTATTTGGTTCAACTACATCAGTGGTTCTGAAATATGCATCAGTCGTAATGCCAGAACCAGTAACTTGTATGACAAGATTATCAGGTGAAGATGTCAGGTTAGCATCTGTAAGTGCTGCACTAGCACTAGATCCTAATTTAGCAGCACCATCCGCACCACCAATCAGAGTATTATCCCAGTGTCCATATTGTCCTGATGCAAATCCAGAACCTGGATTTGTAATTTCATATGTAGTTATCTGATTACCAGCAACAGTAACTTTTCCTAAAGCTCCATTCCATATACCTGAAGCGACTGGTCCCTCATATATTTTTACATTCTCATATATTCCATTAGTCATTCCAGAGTTATTACTATGCAATACTCCATGTGCAATACCACAAAGATTATGAGATCTTTCTAGTGTTATAACTCCACCAGTTTCTGAAGATACTTTTATTGCAGATCCAAATTTGACAAGTAATTTATCAACAGATTCTCTTGTGATACTCTTTTGAAGATCATTAGTGACAACTTTTCCTATGGGTGCTCTTAAAGCAAAAGATTTTGCGGCACGAGGTGTATCATTTGTATTATCACGATCCAATTGTGGATATAAATCAACAACTGTCTGTCCATATTTGTTCTCGGTAAATTCATCTGGAACGGGAACATCAGCAAATAACTGATATCCATGATATACACCGGTTTCTACGCCTTCATCATATTCTGAAATGACTTCATTTCTGAAGAAATAAAGATTTGATTTTAAATCTTTTCTCGTAAATCTAGGTAATGATGATGCAACACTAACAGTTGATTTGGCAAGTGTAAAATTATTTGTTGGTTGTGTAGATACTGTTACTGGTGCATCATATGTGAACGTCATGTTGTCAACAACAGTGACACTTGCTTCTATATTATAACCTTTTTTAGTGGTTCCTTCAGTATTACCAGAACTTCTAATTGCATCAATTTTAACTAAATCATTAGTTTGAAGATTGTGAGGACGCTCTGCTACTACTGTAATTTTTTTGCTTACAGAATTATAAGTACAACTACTGATAAATCTTTGATTTCTCTTAAATGCAAAATCAGATGCTGTTAAATCTCCGGTAAAGTTCAGATCACCATCAGTTCTTACACCAGTCTGAGAAGATTCTTGAAGAACAAATCCATTCTGTATATTCTTTCCATTTTGTACTTCTCTTGGAATTGATACTCTTGTCTTAAATATCTTATCATCTAAACTTCTCGTATCGGCAATTCTCTTAAAGAATGATATCTCGGTCTTCTTAGGAATGGTTGTAAAGGTAGAAAGATTATCATTTATCGCTTTAAAAATTCCACCTGTAACATTTGAATTATTGGTGTTAATATACCATCCTCTAGTTTCAGAAATGCCATTAATAGTAACAGTACCAGAGTCAAACTGAACTGGATGTGCTACGTCTCCAGATTCTTTATCTGTTACTCTACTTATGACTTTAAGTTTAGTTGCATCTGCGATAAAAGTATTCTTTACCGCAATACCATTATCAGCATCAGATTTTGATAATGCTAATTTTAACTGGAAGTTTGTTCCTCCCTGTATGATGAAGTAAACTCTGTGCTCAAGAATTTTCTCAGGTAAATCTCCATCATCGGCAATGATGATAACTTTTTCTCCAGTTATAAAACCATGTGCTTCAGTAGCGGTAAAAACACCTGTACTTCCATTAACTGTAGATATATTAATAGATCTTCTTGCACTCGATGTTGAGGCGTTATCCATCAAAATGTCTGCACTATA